GTTTTACCATCGAATATTGTTGCAACCAACACCTGACCAAAATTATCTAAAGACCAGTTTCCTGCGTCCAAGGTTACAGTACTTGTAGATCTCTCCGTTCCCCAAGTCTCAGCGCCCCAAGAAGAAGTTCCCCAACCATAACCTGTTGTTTGAGTTGTGGGTCCTACTTCAATATAAGGATTAACTGTAGCAGCTCCTGCTGCAGTCATACCTGCACCTGTTTCAGCGCTTACTGCTTTAACTGTAAATTTATCTATTGTTGGAACTGTTAAAATTTCATAAACTTTTTCTAAATCACCTGCTGTATAACCACTTGCTCCTGTGACCGTTACTGCAGATAAAGTCACATATCTTCCAATTTTTAATCCATGAGATCCTTTGTCTATTGTTAAGACATCGGAACCATTAACAGTAGTTAATGTACACCCTGTAATTGCTGTATCTAATGGGGTAATGTCAAAAAAAGCATTACCGTAAAATAAAAATAAACCTTGAGAAGTCCCAATAGCAGCATAACGTTCACCTGCTAATGAAGTCCAAGCTAATTGCGCTCTAGCTGCACCAGGCAACGTTTTAGATGAAGAAGTCAATTGTTCCCAACCCCCTATTTTTTCAGGTGCGGTATACCTAAAACGTACAAAATCACCATCCACCCATTGTCCGGGAAGAGCTGAGGGTACGCTTTGTTTGTTAAAACCAGGTGAAAAATCTACTTTTTTTAAGGCCATAAATGTGTTATATATTAATTATGAATGTAATGAAAGCGAAGAAAATAGTATAAAACCATGCTAATAAAAGCACAAGATTTAAAAGACATACAAGAAAATAAGGTTACTTTAGTTAAAAACTTCGCATCTTTAACAAGAGAATATGATTTTAATTTATTAAGTAATTTGATGGAAGAAAACGAATGCATTATTAGCCAAAAATCAAATGTAGGTAATTTAAAAGATGTATTTCAAATACATAAAATAAGTAATTGTTTAAAAGAATTTAAAACATTTTTTGATTTTTTAACTAAATTATTTAAATATGAAAGAGATTTGAGAGATGAAGTAGATTTATTTTTTAGTTTAGTATCTCAGGTTGGTAATAGTCATGTAGATATAGAAGATGTTTTTATTATAGGACTTAAAGGAAAAGTTATTTATAGGGTTTTTGATTTTGAAGATAAAGATTATAGTATTGAACAAGGTGATATGATTTTTATACCTAAAGGTATAAAACATAAAGTAATAGGAATAAATCCTAGGATTATTGCGTCTATCGGATTTTATGGTAAAAGAATTTATAATAAAAAATGAATAAAAAAACAGTTAATATAAACAATTTTATTGGAGTATATAATAATTAAAATGTTAAATAATGACGAAACTCAATTTGATATAAGAATAAAAGATAATTTTTTTAATGAAGAAGATTTTAATAAAATAAAATTGCATGCTCAAAATACAGCTTTTAAATCAAATGTCATTAGTTACCCGAATGAAAATAAACATGTATTTTTTACAGAAAACGCTTCAAAAGAAATTTTAGATATTTTATCAAAACAAGTTTCTGATTTTTTTAAAGTAAAAATATTAAACATACACCTATGTCAATTTTCTCTTGTAGCAAAATCTGACAAAGTTGAAGCCCATAAAGATTTTTCAGTCACTACAAATTTTCAAACCATTTTTTATATAGAAGGAAATGAAGATATTCATTCTGGAACAGGTTTTTATATTAAAAAAAAAGAAAACGAATATATATTAAATACTCATGTGGGGTTTAAACCTAATAGAATAGTTTCATGGGCTTCTGACGTATACCATGCGCCTTTAAGTTTTTCAGATTCCTATAAAAAAAGAATATCTTTAATAACACAATATAAAATAGACAACAAATGAATCAAAAAACAGTTAGTATAAATAATTTTATTGGAGTGTATGATAATTATATTACTCCAGAAGAATGTAATAAAGCTATTAAATTATATGAGGATCAAAATAAATTTAACAATACTATAAATAGAATAGGTGGAGAACAAGCCTCTATTCTACAAAAACAAGATCAACAATTTTTTGCAGCACCTTTTAACTTAAATGTATGGTGGGAGTCATTAAAACCTATGATGTTAAATTTTGATATAGCTTGGAATCATTATGTTAAAAATACCGGCGCCAAAGATGCTTATGGAGTTCCTTTTCATTTTACAGGTATGAAAATACAAAAAACTTTACCTACAGAAGGTTATCATGTTTGGCACATAGAACATGGAAAAGGTTATGAAAATGAACCTAGGGCTTTTGTCTTTTCTATATATTTAAATGATGTAGAAGATGGGGGAGAAACAGAATTTTTACATTTTTCAAAAAGAGTGAAACCTAAAACAGGTAGAATAGTTATTTGGCCTGCAGCATTTCCTTATTTACATAGAGGTAATCCTCCACTATCTGGTGAAAAGTATATTTTAACTTCATGGATGATGTTAAGAACATGAGTAATATTTATAATTTACTTATTGTAAATGTATTTCATGGAAAAATTAAATGAATTTAGCTTTTAATTTTCACAATCAATTATTTTGGATTCATAATTTTTTACCTCAAAAAACATATGAAAGTATGTATATTGATTTTATAAAAAACCGGAATAAATTAGATTTTGAAAAAACTGCAGTAAGTTGGAAAACTTTTAAAGAAGAAGTAGATGATTTATCGCAAAGTTATAGTCAAACTCAAAGTGATACAGGAAATTTAAATAAATATTTAAAAACTTATAACACTTTATTATTACATCAACCTTTTGTAAATTTATTAAATCATATATTTACAAGTCATCTTAGAAAATATAAATATAATCAACATCTAGCATGGCATAGTGACAATGGTAGTCCTGCTAGAAAATATGCAGCAACTTTTTATTTTAATAGAACTTGGAACCCAAGTTGGGGTGGTGAGCTTATGTTTAAAAATAATGAAGGATCTGGTTTTATACCTATAGTAGGAAATTCTTTAGTTATAGTTAAAACAGGCCTTATGCATAAAGTAAATCCTAATCTTAAAAAAACTCATCAGAGGTTTAGTATACAAACTTGGATAGATAGTGAGTAATACTTATAATTTATTTAGTGTAAATGTATTTCATGGAAAAATTATTATTCCTGTAAACATACATAAAAATATATTAAATTTTGTAGAAAAAAACTATGAAGAAAAAAATACTATTTCTTGTGTAAATGGATTTCAATACCATGAAAATTTTAACGATAAAAAAAAATTAAATGAAATTATAAATAAGCATGTAGCTAGTATATATCGTCTAAGTATTATACATGGGTGGCTGAATGTTTTAAAAAATAAATCTTATAATAAACCTCATTGTCATTCATCGGATAATACAGTAATGGCTGCAGTGTTATATTTATCTAATGAAAATAATAACATTACTTTTACAAGGTGTGGTGAAGTATTTGAAATAAAACCTAAACTTTTTGATTATTTAATTTTTCCTGAAAACTTATTACACTATGTATTACCAGAACAAAGAACAGAAAAAAGAATTTGTTATGCGTTTAATTTAAAACAAATATGATTAAAATAGTAGATAATTTTTTTAGTGAAAATGATTTAAAGTTTATACAAAATTTTGCTTTAAATAAAGCATTTTATACTCCTTGTTTTTTTAATAATGCTCCTGAAAAAAGTAAACAATATTTTTATGGCAATAGATTTTATTTAAATAATGAACCCAAAATTAAAAATTTAATGATAAATCAATCTCAAATAAAATTTTTAATAAAAAATTTAAAACTTAATTCAAAGTCTGGAATTGATCAAAGAAATTTAGATCACTTTAAACCTCATGTAGATTATGAAATTCCAGGAGATCCTATCATTAACATACTAATAATGATTTCTGGCCCTACTGCAGTTACAAATGGAACGGTTTTTTATTCAGATGGAGAATTAGATATGCATGTAGGATTTAAAGAAAATAGAGCTGTGATGTTTCCTTCTAATATTTTTCATTCATCTCATGCAAGTAACGTACCTAATTTAAAAAGATACACAGCAACTTTATTTTGTACTTCTTACGAAGAATAAGAAGTAGGTCTTGCACCTAATCTAATAATTTTTTCAGCTTCAGTTTCTGTAGAATTACCATCTTCATCTACTGCATTATTACTATCCCAATTAGATTGTAATTTAGCTAAGTGTGCTGAATCCCATTTAGATGAAAATTGATTAATGTCTCCAATGTTTGCATCAGCAAATGATGAATGAGGTGTTTCATCTCTATATTCTACTTCATCAGAAGTAATAGATGTTCCATGTTGAATAGCCCAAATATTAGAAAATTTAGAATCAGACCAGAAAGAATCGTCAGGTATATCATATGAAGTTCCAGCAGCATCACCTGATTGTTTAATAATCAGTTTATCTTCAAATATTATTGTCCAATTTGCGCTTGTTGCCATATTTTCTCCTAAGTTTTTATAATATAAATTAAAGTTAAATAAGGTTGAAGAACTGATGTTGCATCACCAGAAAAGTTTGCACTCATATTATGAGAGTGACCTGAACCTGATCCAGTACTATTAGTAGGATTAGCACCAGCATTTGACTGTCTTACCATCCAAACGGTATTTCCTAAAATGTTAACATTCATATCTCCAGGTACATTGTGGGTATGACTTGCAAGTTGTGCTGTTGATAAAGATGCATTAGCAGTTGAACCACCAACGTTTCCAGTTGATGATACTGTATTTGCTCCACCCGTTGAAGCTAAAGCTTTAGTTCCTGATTTTCCTACTGGTGTATTGTCTTGTAAATCAGGTAGATTAAAAGTAGATGATCCATCACCTGCACCGTAAGTCGTACCTACGATTGCAAATAATGCTGAATAAGTTGATCTTGAAACTGCTGCACCTGCACATTCTAAAAATCCTGTTGGAACTGATGCTGAAGACCATGGAACAATCGTTGCTGTTGGAATACCTTCTATGCCTGTAAGGTTTGCTCCATCAAAATCATATTTAGTTGCTTCGTAATTTGCCATATTATTTCTCCGTGTATGTCCATCCTGTTGTAGCGTCTCCAGAATATACTAATCCAAAAGCTGCACCTTGTGTATTAACAGTAAGGTCTGCCGCTGCGTTAGCTATATTAGAAGAATTTCTACCAACAGTCAATGCGTTAGTGTTGAAATCATAACCTTGGTCTACAAAATTTACTTGATCTCCTGTAGCAGGTGATGCGGGCAGAGTTATAGTTACTGCTCCACCATTTGTATTTACTAAAA